TTCTCCCGAAGATGTACTAATTCAATCACTTCTTCAAATCCTTACGAAGTAGCTTGAGCTCTTTTAGAATTTCTTTCAAAACTAATCTTAGTTTTTCTTGTGGATGCGATGGACTAATCATTATTGTTCACAACCTTTTACTTATTGAGTTCGAGATTTTAATGTATTCTTTTACTTCATCACTGGAGAGAGAGCGAACATACATTTCAATATCCCTAGAGACACTTAGAATTGTCTGTTCGGCAACTCCTGACGCAATTAATAAGTCAAGAAAGTCGTCTCCCGTCTTTGGGTCGGCAATGATTGGCATATCATCACATCTTTTTCTTGAGTCTTTGAGCAAGTCGCATGACATCCGACTGCGTTTTACCTTTCTTGAGTTGACCATTCTTCTTTCGAAGACGAGAATTTGCTTCTCGAAGAGCCTTGGATAGATTCTTTCGAGATGTCCGTGCGGCTTTGGACACTGTTCGAACTGCTTTGCGCTCTGCAGCTGCAACCATTCTAATACCGGATGTATTGGTTTGAACTGCAACATCAGTCAAAGAATCAAATGGTTTAGGAATTATCTTCTTTAATTCTCTAATCAATTGTACATTAGATATTGCCATTTGCTCAGCCGCATTAATTGCAGCGATCGCTTGTTCCTCAGTGGTTGCCAAAGGGAATCACCCTCAAGCGTTGAATTGTGAGGTCAAGATAGCAGCATATGTATCGGCGTCGGCACGAGCTCTACGAGCAAAGATACGAACTTGAGCCAATCCTACGGCAGCAGCATTGCCCACTCCTTGAACGGAGAGGAATAAGTCATCAGTTGCAGAGACAAAGAGTGGAGTGTCGCTCATCTGTGCGTAACGAGGTTCTGCATTTGAGAATCCAACGGCTGCCCCTGCTCCTGCGTCGGCTATAATCGTGTTGTTAGCGACTGCGATTGCTTGAGAGTTCGAGAGTCCAACAACTCCCACGTTAGCATCATTTAGGCTAGTGTTGAATTGTGTCTTAAGTCCAGGTTGTAGTTCAGGAATTGAAAGGTCCATATCAACCATTTGAATCACTAGGATTTCACGAGACAAAGAGTCAAGATTGAGGTTAATGGTCTGTGTCGTTAGAGTGTTTGGTCCGGACTCTGTGACTGATGCGCTAATTTGAAATGTGTCGGAGGTGTATTTGAAACCCATATTTACTGGACATCCCAAGATAGTTATTAGTAGTTTAGTTTACACAGCAATCATTGACCTGCGCTTCCAGTAGTCGGGTATAGCGTAGCAGTACCCTACCTGCTAACCAAATCTCCGAAAAATATGCGTTCGGTAGGTATGACTCATATACCAGCACTGAGTGGATTGTAACATGGACCCAACCCATCACGAGAAAATCGTAGACAAATTGATGCAATATAGGGGTAAAATACCTAAGACTGGACATTTAGGCGACATGAAATCACAATTGATGATGTCAATGATGCGTGAGCAAATAGATGACATGATTGAATTGATTGAATTACTTGCTAGACAATTCGAAATGGGGTTGATTCGATGAATTGTAGATGGTGTGATAGAGATGTTGACATGTATTATATCGAAATAAAATGGGTTGACCGCAAATATGCCGACCAACATGTAGAAATTTATTGCAGTAGTGCTTGTATCAAGAAGGTGATGAAATGAGAAGAGCTTCAAATCCTACGCGTAAGTTCACCATCTCGGTTCCCGGACCAATCTTTCATCAACTTGAGCAGCTTCTTTCGTACGACCAATCAAGAAGTGCATACATTTCATCAGCAATCGCGGAAAAGATGCACAAGGATAACACAGTTACTCTTGAACAATGGTCTAAACTAGAGCTTGTTGAAGAGCTAGTTTGGCGCGTTAGCAAAGATTCTCCCGAAGATGTACTAATTCAATCACTTCTTCAAATCCTTACGAAGTAGCTTGAGCTCTTTTAGAATTTCTTTCAAAACTAATCTTAGTTTTTCTTGTGGATGCGATGGACTAATCATTA